AGCATCGGATAAGGCGTGCCGGTGTCCTCTGCCAGGCGATCCATCACTGAGATCACCTCCAGATAGACCTTGGTGCCGTACTGCATCAGGCAGTAGAGCGACTCGCGCACACACAGGATCGAGAGCACCTTGTCGCAGCCGGCAAAGTCCCAGTAGCTCCAGCTGGCCTGAACGCGCTGGGCGCTCTGCCCATCGCTGCGGTTAAAGAACTTGTAGACATAGATGCGGTTCTCGTAGCCACTTCGGCCAGACAAGAAAAAGAGAACATTCCCCGTGTCGTTTGCCGCCATCTTGAACATGTCCGATGGCAGGTAGGCGCTGACGTGATCGCTGATGTCCACCGCGTTGGCCACCACGCCGCTGCCACTTCCCATGAGTGCAAACTCACGGAATCGACTCCACACGCCGTTCTGCTGGGCGAAGAACACGCCGCTGCCCACCTGACTGGGCCGCAGTCCCATGTCGGCCTCGTACTGCGTCAGCACCGTCAGCCGCGCGGTCTGCGAAGTCAGCGGCTGGTCACCGCTGCTGAGACGGAACTGGCTTTGAGGGCTAAAGATGACGAGCTCATCCTGGTACGACACCGCGTAGCGCAGCACCGAAATCCGGTTGTTGCTCGAGGAGATGTCGATCGGGTCTGAGTCGAGGATCGTTGTCGCCGTCTCCGGGAAGAACTCGAAGAACTCGCCCGAGCGGCTCAGCACCACCGCCTCGTCCGACAACAGCCCCAGGCGGTTGCGATAAACGAACATGTCGTTGATCGACTTGCCCACAAAGCTGGGATCAGGCACGGTCTCGTAATCACCGCAGGTGCGCTCTCCCCATTTCGGTAGCGTCACCGTCCCCACGGTTCGGCCGTCCACAGGGCCGAAGTAAAAGGTGCCGTCCGGCAGCCGCACCAGGGCATGGGGCATGGTGCTGGGCTTCAGCTTGAACTGCGTGCCCGGCGCCACGGTCTCCACCCAGGAGCCCTCGCCGAACGTCCCCAGGCCAGTGCGAGGACGAAACTCCACGTAGTACCCATCCCACTTGTTACCCGGATCCCCATCGATCTCGACCTGGTAGCCGCTGGGCCCGATCGTTGGCAGCTCAGTGAATGACTGCACTGAGTTGGTGATCGCGGTGATGTCGGCATTTGCCCTGGCATCCGTGGCCTTCAGCGTCATTGCGCTCGAGCTCTTGAGATGCAGCACCGAACCAGAGCGGTCGATCGTCACCGCCGTCACCCCGGCCAGGCCGGTCTTGATGGCTTCTGCAATCTCCGCCGCACTGATCTTCACTTCAGTCACGGTGGTGCCAGCCACAATCACTGCTGCCGTGGCAGTGGTCACGTCAACCGTGGTGCCGTTCAGGGTGACGGTGTATTTCTGCCCGTAGTTGGCCGCCTTCACCCAAATCAACGCTTCATGCGTTGCCGGCCGCGGCGAAACCGGGCTCAGCGCTGGATCCATCTCCGGCGGCTTGAGCGTGTTGAGCACCCAGGTGTAATCGGCAATCGTTGATGCCCTGATCTGGCTGCGTGCATCCGTGATCGTCGAGAGGTACCCGTAGCCATCTGGGGCACTCACCGTCTTCTCGTTGCCGGCCAGATCAAAAACCTTGATCGAGGTCTTGGTGATGACTGCCAAATACTCCTCGTTCTCATCCCGCAGGATCGAGTGGAAGTAGGCATCACCAAAGGCGGCATCGCTCACCTTTGCGAGCGTGTTGGTGCCATCGCGCTTGCGGAGGCCCTCGGCAATGCTCGACATGCCGTTGACCTGAATCTCGCCCTGCGATGGATCACGCTGCGAGTCCGGCTGCTGACTGATCCCCTGAATCAGGTTGGGGATCGAATAGCTGTAGAGCTCAGCCAAGGTAGTGGCCTCCACCCATGCGCCGGCCCACCAGCCCAAACCCAGCCTGGTAGGTGGGGAAGGGCTGAAGGCCGCGGCCGCCGGTCAGGCTATTGGGCTGGTGCTGGTCAAACTCCACCCTGTTGAGCTCCACCAGGGACTGCTGCTCATCCAGCGCAGTGAACTTGAACACCTGCTCAGAGCCCAGCACACGGTCGGAGAAGACCCGCGCCGAACGGATCGTCACCCAGCGGTTAAAAGCCTCCGGCGATTCATCCCAGGGCAGCAGCCAGGTGACATCTGCGGCCAACGGGCTGATGCCGTCTTCGATCTGGTACGACCTCTTCACGCGGTCGTAAACACGCTGCCCTCGCAGCTGAAATCGGCCATTCCATCGATAGGGATCCAGGCTGAACGAGATCACGTTGTCGGGGATTGTGATCTCCTTGCTCACCTCATCTCTGGCGAACGGATACTCGTACTCCATGTTCCAGCTCCAGCCACGCGTCTGACCCTCCTTGTGAAACTCGAGCAGGGTGCGCTCAGCCATCCAGACCTCGCCCACCTGCTGGCCTTCAAGGCTGTTGACCGGCTGCTCGCCAATACAGGCCAGCGCAATGTTCACGGCCTCCAGCAGGGTGGTCCTGCCTGGCGTGACCCCCTCGAACTGCAGGCTCATGACACATGCACACGTGCACTATTCATGGTACGGGCCATGAAAAAGGAGGGCCATGGGCCCTCCCGTTCACGATCCCCTCAGGGAACGAAGCCTCTCGGAGTGGACCCTATGGCTTCTCGATCACCACAGCAGACTCCTGGCGCAGGGGACCCATGCCGATGCTCATGCTGGCCAGCATCAGGGTGCCCTGGTACTGGATGTTGAAATCGGAAGAGGTCAGCTGCAGCTTGGGCTGCTTCAGGGTGAGTACACCTGCGCAATCACGGGAGAAGATCATGCCGACGCACTTGGACAGATCCTGCTGATAAGCAGTGTTCTTGTCGCCGGTGACGTTGGTGTAGGCAGCCTGCGTTACATGATTGCTCATGAACAGCGGGATGCCGGCAACGCTCATGGTGCGGCCCTCGGCAATGGTGCCGTTACTGCCTCCACCACCGTTGAAGTCGGCGTTGATCGCACGGCTGGACTGCGAGATGTAGAAATACTCCTCAGGGGAGAAGACGCCATACATCCCGTTGATGGGCACGTTCTTTTTCTCCAGTGCCACACGGGCATCGAAGATCTTGGAGACGAGCTCATCACCCTTGGCCTGAGCGGTAGCGGCGGCATAGCCAGCGCTGAGGGTCAGGCCAGCACCAGTGCGGGGCTGGTTCTTGGCCAGAGCCAGAGGCTCAGTGGCGCTCTTGGCCGCGGCATAGATCACACGTGCAGCACGACGGTCCCACTCGTAAGCAAGAGCCAGGCCCAGCTGCTTGGTGTACTCCTGGCGGACCGGCCAGTAAGACATGAGCTCATCGAGCTCATACACCACAGTGTCGGCGATCAGCAGTCCATCGAGGTTGATAATCACCTCGTTGAGATCGCTGGGCTCGTTCCCTTGACCCAGGATGGGCTCACCAGGAGTGTGGTACCGCGCAGACATCTTGCCCGCGATGGGGAAGGCAGCGCTTTTGCCGCCTTTGATGTTGCGCTCTTTGAGTTTGCCGCGGAAGACGCAGTTGGTCTCCATCGCGCCAATAACTTCCGCAATCCCGAGTTTCAGAAACAGGGCGCGGTCGTCGCCTGTGCCTTTGATCTGGCCAAGGCGCTGAAGTGTTGCGGTTGGGGGGGTGGCGGGTGCCATAGCAGTTTCAATTGCGAACCTCGATCAATGACGGCGGCAGTCCGGTTGTCCCCGCAGGGGCCATTCCTTGGCGGTCACATCTCTCTGGTCCTGCAATGAAAGTACTAGAAGAATTCGCTCCTTGCGACCATCGCGTCCACCTTCGATCGGTAGGCATCATCAGTCTCGTAGAGCACCTGTCCAAGACTGTTGCGCTTCTGCATTGCTTCCAGCACTTGACCCATGCTTTCAAAGGCCAGCCCGTCGCTGGGGGTGCTGCCACCGATGAGCTTCGGCTCGCGGCTCTGGGCCGGCTTCGTGGCCTTCGTGCTGATGGCTGACTGCAGCTTCATCGCTCTCAGCGCCCAGAAGATGGCCTGCCGGTTGCCGCTATCCACGACCTGGTTGTAGGACGCCAGTTCCGTCTCAGTGAGGTTCTGCTTGGCCCAACCCGTGAGCTCTTCAAACGCCTCTTCACCACCGACGATGCTCTTGAACTGCTGAACCTCCTCTTCACTGAGCCCTTGAACCGCGGGCTCGGCTTCAGCTCTGGCGTTGCTGAGGTACTGCTCGATCACCGGCTTGGGAATACCGGCGCCGGCCAGCTTGTCCACATACCCGCTGAGATCCTCGCCAGCCTCAAAGCGTGCCGCCATCTCAAACGGATTGATGCCGGCCTCCTCGAACTTGTCGGTGAGCAGCTCTCCGTACTGCTCGATCGATTCGTCCCTGGAATACTCCGGGATCTGCTGCGCGTCCTCATCTGTGCCCTGGCCCTGGCCCAGCTTCCGCTCAAGCTGTTGGTACGCCTTCAGCAGCTCTTCCTGCGAGCGGAACTTGCCCAACAGCAGCTCTTGCTCTTCCTGCTGCGCACCGGTCTCACCGGTTGGCTCTAGCTCGCCTCCCTCCTCCTGCTCAAGCAGAAACTGCTGCGCCAGTTCTTCCTGGCCTGGTGCCACCAAGCCTTCCGGTGAAACATCACTGCGGATGTCCATTACCGGGGCGGGGCTGTAAATGGAGTCGGTCATGCTTGAGCGAGTTGTTCAGATGGTGCTTGTTGGGCACTGGCCATCTCCTGCTCGATCGCAGCAGCGTTGGCCAGTTTCTGTGGATCAGCCATGCCTGCCGCAATCGCTTGCTGCGCCATGGCCATCTGCTGTGCCTGCTGCTGTTCTGCAGCAAGCTCTTCCTCTGTCTTGACCAAGCCAATGATGTCGAGGCCCATAGCTGCCGCCAAGCGCTTAATCAGCTCAGAGCTATTCACGTAGGTGGTAATACCCT